TTAAATCTAAATTAATTCATATGGACCGAATTAACGACAGCAAAATTAACCAATATCTCCAGGAGTTTAGCAAAGAAGCGGGAGAATTGGACAGGGAGTTGAGAGAGGCAGTAACAATAGAAAGAGAAAAGCCAATAAAGTACAACCTAGCTTTAGTGCAATCAATAATGAAGCAGCTGTACAATATGAGAACAGCTCAAAGAAAAGAGAAAGAAAAGGAAGTTTAAAATATTTAGGCAATATATAAAATGCCTCAATATTTGTATAGACCGGCAGCAAGGGGAGCTACGACTCTCATTCACCAAGAAAGTAAGGTAAATCAAGGCAATGCTCAGCTAACGTCAAGTGGGACTGGGGTCACTCTTCCTGAAAGGCAGGCTCAGTCAGCTGCACAGAGTCTTCAATTGTCTGGAGCCATACAGGACAAAATAGGCAAAATAAAGTTGAACGACAAAGCGGCTAAGAAGAAAAAACTCAAAGAGAACAAGCCAATTGTTTTTACAATTTAGGTGTGCTTTCGTCAAATTATTATCTGGTCACTGAATATAGAAGAATGTCAGGAGACTCACTAGTTTACGATATGTCCAACATGACCGAAGGCCAGCCCAGCGTTTTCGTAAAGCGCGACTGGTTAAACATCCAAGACCAGAATAACGGAAACTATGGCTCAAACCAAATTATTGTGGATACCAGCGCTTTAGCGAATTCCAATAAGTATATGGCATACAGAGAGGCCTACTTGGCAATTCCTCTTGTACTTTCCACCGCAGCACCGATAGTATCGACTGGAACAATTAAAGGCAGTATGGCAAGTAAAGCTACAACTATTACTAGCGTCACTATTAGTGGTAGTATACCAACTTCCAGTCAGGCCACAGCAATGACCAATCTTGAAATTAGCGGCACTGGAATCGCTACTGGTACTAAAATTAGTAAGTGTGAAGTTACAACAGGCGATTCAGCTACCTGCACAATTACACTTTCTGCAGCAGGTACTAACGATGATGCAATAACGAACGGATCATTCTCAATAGACTTAGGCTCAACTGGCACAACATCTAACAACTTTTATGGTGCTGAGGTAAGCAAAAAGACATCCAAAATCGTATCTCTTAAAAACTGGTTTGGTAGTATTATTCACTCCCTTACTCTTGATTACGCAGGTACTACCATTTTGCAACAGACTCCATGGCAGAGTATGTGGACAATGTTTGGACTTATGACAACACTAGGTCTTTCTGACATTGAAATGAACGCTTCTACTATCGGATTTTACCCCGATTCAGCATATGGATGGCAGTGGCATTCCAACGCAGACACTGCTGGTGTCGGTGCTTGCTGGAACGCACAGGGAGGAATGTGGCTTCAACAGACAAGCATTGAAGAAGGACTAACTGGATCAGGTAACATTGGACCATCCATGAGACAGCTCTTAACAATGACAGACCCCACAGCAAAATCCGGCGGTGACGGAGCAGAAATGAGTACTATTCAAACCGGGACGATGATGTCTCAGTTGTACAGATCATTAGTGTCTCAGTACCTTGCACCTGGCGTAAATAGTACGAAGGCGACTGCGTACGGTATCGTTTACCAAATTCAGGCACAGATTTATTTACGTCACATTCACTCTTTCTTTTCTCAAGTACCCCTTCTTAAGGGTGTTTTCTTCAGACTTACTCTAAATATTAACCAACCTGTTGTGCAAGTTAATAGAAGTCCATCCGGAGCCCTCTCCATTGCGTCAATTGTTTCACCTCTTGGTGGTGTTGTCCCTATTATGATATCTGGTTCATCTGCTCCAAAAGTAGCCCTTACAAGCAATAGTAAATCTGTGGATATCCAACCAGCAGATGCGTATGCTCAGACTTATCCATTGGCAGACTGCATGCTTCAAGCTACTCTCAACGTAGGTAACAGTATTATCAACCAATCACAAAACAACTATTTGGCTTCTCCACAGACTCAGCTTAATAGAAGTTGCTTCCTGTACGTACCAAGTTACACCTTCAATCCAACATTTGAGGAAAGCTACTTATCCCGTCCAACTAAGCAAATTGTTTACACTGATATATACCAATTTACAACAAGCGTAGTAAAAAAGCAATCTCAGTTCAATTTCCTACTTACGAACGGTATCAGTAACATTAAAAGCATCCTTATTCTCCCATTTATGCCAAATATTGCCACAAGTGGTGAGTTAGGTGCCAATACAACAGTAGGATACCCTCCTTATCAAAGCCCTTTTGATTGCGCTGGATGCGGTCCTACTTCCCCTCTTTCTTCAATTATGAACTTTAATGTTGTAGTTGCTGGTCAGAACATGATTTACAACACACAGCAGTACAACTTTGAACAGTTCTTAAATCAGTTTGTCGGGGTTAACAGCATCAATGCAAACTTGACTGACGGATTAACTAGCGGTCTTGTAGATTTCCAGTCATTCCAACAAGCGTATAACTACTATTATATCAATTGTTCTAGAATGTTGCCAATAGATGAAGCAGTCCCGAAAAGCGTTTCTATCCAGGGAACTAACCAAACTTTGGGATCTATCCAGTACCTGTGCTTCATAGAATACGGGGTCCAAGTATCCGTTGACGTATTAACGGGCGCAAGGGTCTGAGTTCAAAACCCGGAAAGTACATTTTACTAAAAAAAACATAAAGAAAAAATAAAAAAACAAAGTGGCACCGGCCATTTTCTCTTAATAATTAAAAAAGTACTAATTATTAATAACTGAAGAACTTTCTTTTTGTCATTTCAGGAGCGTTCATCGCGTCAGGAATAGAACCGCATACTCCGCAAAGAGTTTCACACTCAAAACCAATGCATTCTTTACAATACGCAGCAGGGCACATTGGACAGTAGGACATCATTTCAGCAGAAAACTTATTGCAGTGGTTGCAAATGTGCCTAGGGCAGATGGAACCGCAGTTCGGTACGAAAGAAGCGTCGTTTCTGTCAATAAAAGAGCATAGAAGTCCTGCACTTGTAATGACATCTTTATTCATAAATTCAAAGTATTCGTCTCTCACAGCGTGGTTTACTTTTACTTGATGAAAAAAGTTCCAGCACCTTTCGTGCATAACCTTAGGACAGCCAGAAACACCACATACGCGAGGAATATTGTCGCTAGTGTCCAATACCTCTTTACAGCCGAAACATCTTTTCTCCAATGTAGGACTTCTCTCGCAATCCCATCTTGCGTATGTGTTCCAGTAATTGTACCACTTGTTGTACTTGTATTTGTCCACGTTTATTAGTGAATTACCAAACGCGGACTCTAAGAAGTCAGATGTAACTTTGTTTCTTTCTCTCCAATATGGAGGAGGAGGATCTGTTTCAACGGTAAGACACCGCGATCTCCGCGATCCCCGCGATATACTTTTTTCTGACATGGAGAGACAGATGGGGGCCGCAAAGTGGTATGGGTTTCGATTGTGAACAATCTCTTTTTTCTCCGCTGACTTTTCACTTTTCACACAATCGAACCCCATCGACAATCTCTTGCAAAAAAAATGGAAACACAAATTAAGGATCTCATTCGTACACCAACAAATGTGTTGGCTGATCGTTACCTTATATCTCCTGATGAAGCAACAGTCGCTGTTTCTGTTATGATGTCTCCTCAGGCAGTACGACACGGAATTAGGTTTCCTTGTACAACAGCTGGGTTTAGGAAATTGGTGAATATAAAGAACGGATTGTGGGACTTGAATGGTAATGCAGGCCAGTGCATAGAAATGCCGCTATTTTACTACGACTGGTACTACAATAAATTGAATGAGAACGAGCTTGTGGAGTTCGGTAAAGTAATAGGACATGAGCAGTGGAGAAGGTGCGAAAGCACTGGTTTGTGGTTTGTCGGAGAAAAGCCATTTAGGACCTGTACGATAGAGTCGTGTAGGGCATGTGAACCTTTTCACAGAGTGTACGAAGGACAGAACAAACTTTACGTCAAGTTCTACTTTTGGGACCCAAACTGCAGGGACTTTCAGTCTTATTTAAGGTTCTATCAAAGATTTTATCTTTTATTTGAAAAAGATAAAAGGGATTCGAATCCACCGTACGACTTCAGACAAGCTAGGTTGCTAATGGTGAAGAGGCAAGCAGTTGGAGAATTCAATTTCCGCTACAGCTTGTCAGACAAGTATATGAAAGATTATTTGTATAACCATATTAAGTTCGCAAAGATGGAGCAAATAATTGATTTTCCTCTTCAACTTCAGCACCAACTTTTTAACACAGTTCTGAACGACACAATTATCGCCGCCACACAGGACGAAGTAACAAGATGGATAGGTCAGTACAAGGAAGACTCATCCAACAACTGTTGGACAGAAACTCCCCCTCCTGGTAACACAGACCAGTTGGACTTAGTAAACCCTTATATTCTTAGCGACTGCTACAAAGAGGGAAATGCGGGATTTATGGGAAGGGAAGCTCTAATATCCCGCGTTGGTTTTTTGACAGCAGTAAGAGTACATAATGAAGTACCAATTGCATGTAGGGTTTCGAGTTTCAGGAAAAGAGAATTTTACAAGAACAAGTACGCTCTTCGGAAGGACCACTTGTCTAAGTACAGCAATAAGTACTTATACACGCTGGCTAAGGACGATTGGTATGTGCATATTCCTGCTGGTGTCAGTATTTTTGGTAAACGGGACTTTGAATCTGACTGTTTTGATCCGGAACAAGAGGATGGACTACACATAGTTTTAAGGCACGGTTTCCAGTACAGGACGGGAGACAAAGAGAGACATAAAGGCGAGAAATTGTATGTCGACTGGTGTCAAATGGACAACATTGATGATTATGCCTACGATGCCGCTTGTAATGAAGAACAGGATTACTATCTTATCAGAATAAAGGTGGAGGATGTTCTCCGCTTTGGTAGCCTCAACACTCAAGAAAAGAACATGGTGCCTGTTGATTTCTTCATGTCTTTCGGTGCTTGGAAGAAATGCAGAATCCTGTACGACGTTTACCAAGAGATTTTCGGAGAGGCCAAACATGAATTATTTAATAGTGATTTCCTTGTTATGCATTAGTTTCTTTAAACTTCTTCACCCTTTTCATTGTTTCCTGAAGTAATTGTTTTAATTAAGTCCTTTGGTAGCGGAACCTTCTGCGGGTTTTCTTTTGACATAAAGAAGTGCTTTAATATCCACTCATTCTTCTGGTAATCTAACGAGGTATTTAAGTCTTCAAACGGCTCTAAGAAAGCGTTAGTGTCATTTTTTAGAGATGAGCTCATGAATCTCTTGTCGTTGACAAAGTGAGCCCATGCTAATTGCCAAAATCCACATGCGTTATTTACGATACTCTGTACATCTTTCTTGGGAAACCAGGGAGTAATATTGAAATTGGATTTTATAAGCTTAGTTACTATTTGTGGAGGACCTTTACCGTACGAATCGAAGTAGACAGCTCCTGTATGGCCACTGTTTGTTTTCCTAACTTGAAACCCTGTCCAGTGGGACCCTTCATTTGGTCCCTCTTCGTCGTCAGCGTCTTCCAAGTTAATCATGTAATACCTATTTGGTTTAATTTTCTTTGGTAAAAGGTCCTTAAAGCCACAGAACTCAAGGGGTACACCCATTTTAGAAGCCAGTTTTTCTATTTGGTCGTTAGTCAGCATTATCTTATAAAAGCTTATGAG